CTAATAAGACCCAAGACTGATGGTTCGGGTACTGGTGTGAACCGCTAGAGGCGGATCGTCCTGAGTGGACTAGAAGTGAGACAGCGGACTGAAGGCCGACGTTTCAGCTCTATGAATCGTCATCGAACTAGGGGTCGATAACTGGTGGTGAGATTCTGGTGTCTCAAACCTTGGCCTGGTGGGCCACGGGAAGCCGGACATGCTTACCCTGATTAGAGGGCGCCACCAAACGAGCATCAGATACTCGTTCGATGGTGGGCCAACATTAGGCAGGGCAATCATTCCTTGCAGGTTTGCCGTCTGTCACAGCATAGGCATGGTATCTGTGGACGACAATATTTATGTCTGCACGCTCGGGGACAGTCGAAGGAAGGGGGACCTCAGGCTATGGGGTCTCAGGCGACCAAATCTTGATGGTCGTGAACCGGCCTTGACTGTTCTCGGAAGACTCAGAGACGATACCTGGAATTAAAGCCAATGGTATGCCCTTGTTCTGAGCAGCGTACGAGTACATTTCAGTAAGTCTGAGGCCCGAGGCTTGCTCGATCTCAGACAGAGAACATCCCTTGGGCAATCTCCACGCGTGGCGCGCCGACTCTGCGATTGCTTGGGGGACACAGCAACTACCCTGACGAGAGTAGAGACCATGTGTCGGGGATTAACCCATGTCCTGAATGGAAACTGGAGTGGACAATTCAGAGGAAATTGTCCGCTCCAGGGTAGAGAAACTCCGCGTTTGTGGCAAGGGACAGTCGACTTTGGTCTGACGTCCTGCGTACATAGCGGGGCCCTGCTGGAAGTACGTGGCGGTGTCGTCCTGGCGCACCCAAGCCGAAGCATTCTAAACCTGCTCGTCAAAGTCTGACTACGAGTCACACTCAATGAGGATTCTAGCTCCGGTCTGGATAGCACGTTTGAAAACGTCCACTTCCTGACTTACAGCGTAAGACAATGTTTTGCCCTCAAGTAGGGAGTGCAGCATACCTGAACCTCCAGGGCGTTGGAGGCTGACCAGGTACTTGTCTGGCTGATATCCCTAGAAAAAGCGCTCGGGTCCACAGACAATTTCACTCGTCTGTAGTGCTCTGAGGAGGACGGTCATATCGATACCCATGCGAGCATTGATGGCATCTTCGACCTGGTACTCCGTTGAGCATTCCGGGTAAGCAGACATGCGGACCTGGTTGATGATGTACGCCTTGAGTTCATCATCAATGTAGGTGTCGTCGACAGCATATCTGTACAACTGCGCGAGGACCATCGCCTCTAAATACCTGCTGGCCTTCTCCAGACACAGAGACTCATACAAGATGAGTAGGTAATAGATAGGGTTGGCGAGGAGATGTTAGTTGCGACCGGTGAAATAGGTCTTCGAAATCACCTTCGAATAGTCGCGGGTCATCACCCAGTCCTCAAGCTGTCCCGAGTGGCAAAAACTCCATTTTGAGAGGAATTCACACTCGAAAAAGCGGCCAATTGTGACATCTGTAATGCACTGGCCTAGACCGACGGAAGTTTAGACTTACTCCCCGTCCACTTGCACAGTGGGATTGCATCTGTCACGCGTGGTGAGCTCGAGAATGGCTTCTCTGGCTCGGCACGCAAGATTCTTGTTGTCGGCGAAGATGACCAAATCGTCGCCGGATGCAAAGACTTTCAAGTCCCGCCGGGCCCATGGGTCCTACGTTCCTGGGAGTTAATCCAGATAGTAGTACGCATAGGCGAGGCTCCTCAGGGTATTGCCAAAAGTGGTACTTTGGCATAATCCACTGAACGTCGTCCCATTCAAGGGGAGTGCAAGATAGTCCCTACGCGACTTGAGGTGAGGGAAAGTTATCTTGAAAAGCCGTTCAGTCTCGGGATCCCAGGGGTAAGGGGTCTCGTGGCCTTAGTCTTTAAATTTCGGGTATGAGTCGAGGATGCCCGGTAGGTTGATGAAAACCGTGTGCTAGAAAGTAGCCAGTTCATCCTTTATCATCTATATGAGTCGCTCTGGATCTTGATCCGAGCCTAACTCAGATAGGTTGAATTCGACCCATCTTCTAATGAGTGGTCCCATCCTTGAGAAGACCTCCCCCTCAACCGCTCGCTAAAGGCAAGCAAACTAGGAAGAGTCAAAGGCTGAGCCATCTGCCGACAACGAATACCAGGAGGATTCGATCCACCGCGATATACGCGCAACTAGGTCGTGGCAGTTCAAACCGTGTATGAAGCCCGGGAGGACTCTCTCGTCACGGATGGCTGGGAACCAAATCGATTAAAAGGCCTACATAACGCCGTAGGAGTCTCGTGCTGGAGTCATGATCGCACGAGCTCGGTCAGGGGTCTTGACGAAACCATGATGGTCGCGTTGCAGGCCAGTGTTAGTGTACACCTCGTTCTTCTTCACCAGGGCTTGGAAGCCGTAATGAAGAGTTCGGACACTCGAGGTGCAGAAGAAACGGAAGATGTTGTCTTGGTACATCTCCCTTTTGTGGGTGGGCCAGTTCTCCTTGAGCGTGAACCCGAGGGCCGAAGTCTCGGGAACACATATAGACTCAAAAGTCGGGTACCAGTGGTCAACCCATTTCTTAGCGAATCTCGTGAAACGCCTGAGATGGTGTTGGTCTGGGGTCTAGCGGCTACCAAGCTAACGCCCGAACACGGAGAAGAGTATGTTCTGGATGGTGTGGGCGTCATGTTCATGATTCCTCACCTCTTCACCTCCTTTGAACATCTTAAGGCCGATCACGGAGACAAGTTTCTCGCCTATCTATTCAAAGACCAGGCGTCCTTTCTTGATCCAGGTAATCTCTGGATACAATTGGAAATAGTGCGCAGCGGCCTGGAAAGCACATAATAGTGTGGATCGCTGGGCTTCGTCTCGAGGTAGAACATAGGGGTTCACCTTCTCGTGATCAAAAATGTCAGGGTCAACAGCACGCGTGACGTAGTAGTCACGGACTGAAGCAACATGTGGGCCCATTGACGCTGGGACTCTTGGGGCACGAGGGGCCGTTTCTCGTGCCTGGAAGTAGGACAAACGATCGTCGTCAAGAACTGACATCTTGACTGCGTCAGCCGCGCGGCTGATGAGATAACCGGCGGTGTCCTTGAGGTCCGAAGCTGCTCTTGACTTCAGCAGACTTCGTTCCTCCAAAGCGTGTTTTGAGGTGGCGAGGGCGATGTCGTCGGTGACGATGCGAGGCCGGATGACGCTAGGTCCGTGAATCGTGCGCGGGGCAGACTGACGGAGATCTTGGTCATCATGGTCGCTATCGTGGTACCTTTAAAGGAAACCAGCAGCAAAGAGCCACATGTGGCCGTTTGTGTGCTTGGTGTACTGGAGGTGTCCGGTTTACCATACAAACTGAGTGTAGATGAACAGCCAGACAAGGAAGTCATAGATCCAGTACAGGACGACAAGTTTTCCGAAGTGCGCTCGAGTGGGGACGAGTGTCAAACCAGACAGTTTCTCGAGAACCACTATGAAAGCAGCGCACGACGCCATTATGTAGGGGTATGGGGGGATTTCCCATTCATCTTGCTCGGGGACCTTATTATCCCAGACCCAACGGGTCGTATCAAGGTCGCTGGGACGGAAGTGGGGGCTAAGAAGTTCCCTCGGGTAACACCACAGCGCGAAGCCAGCCCATAGGGCGACAACTTTGGTCGAAACGCATGAAAGCATGCGACCGCAGATTATAAATGTGGTGAGGAGGAGGGGGCCAATCATTTCAACGATGTAGGGGAGGGGGTAACTTCTCCCGTATTGATCCGTTGAAAGCGTCGAGGAGCAGAAATAGCCAGCTTGGCCGGAATTCCGGGGGCTTTCATCCAGTGGCCTCATGTAAACGAGGTTCCACGGGATCTTGCTTCCGCGACGACAGGGGCCTTCTTGCCATGCAAGGGGGTCGAAGGCGTACATGATAAGCCAGGAGATGGCGACGCCTAGTGCGATCAGGACCTGCCAACGTCCAAGAATGAGTCGTGTTGAAACGATCATCATTGACAGAACACAAGTGTAGAAGAGGACGGTGTAGAAGAAGTACGTCCATCCAGGCACGAGTGCATCGACCTGTTCTTGCATAAAGAACTCATCCCAGTATCGCTCCCACAGCTCCTGAAGGGCTCCGTCCCAGAAGTTGAAAGGTCTCTTCTGGAGAGCAAAACGGAGGAAGAGCATGGCCGGGGGAACTAGGGTGAGGGTCCAGCAGACTAAGAGGTTCCAGAGTCCGAGTACGGTGCCTCTGACCGTCCTGGCAACGACTTTAATGACGAAGACAGTTGGGCCAAAGTAAAGATTTGCGCCGACCTCGACGACATGCAGCGCCACATTTCCGCGAGGGGGGGGGATGTGGCAATGCGCCGATTAGACGTAAATCCAAGTGTCTATGGGGCGGCCATCAAGCAGGTTGTAGACGCGCGCAATGACCAGCAGGGGGACCGCAATGCAAAGCTCACCGTAGCCACCGAAGATCTCAGAGTAGCGAACTTAGTCGCGTAAGATCAGGAAGACGACCATGGCTGCCTGAATGAGGAGCTTGGGTACATTGGACGCCGCACCTTGCGCCTATTGCTCTTGTGGAGAGCCGACGGCTTTGCCAATCCACGGGTAGATGGGTACAAAGAGGGAGAAAGATTCTCCAACAAAGTCCTATGCCTGTGGGTAGCTGATCACGCCGGCGTGAACCACCTTGAGAGCCACTGCTGCCCAGACGAAACATTTGTAGAATGTCCACGATCCAAATGCGTATGAGAAAACAGCAATGTAATAGGCGGGGGATGGCCCGAAAAAGTAGAAGGTAGAGACCAAATCTAAGACGATCTCTGAGAATTGTTGCCACGACTCATTTTGCGGGCCAATCAGTTCGCGCTGCTTCCAGAACGGAGGGAAGACGAGGCAACCGATGGTGCAAATAAGCAGGACGCTGAGCTTGAAGTTCTCATAGAGGGGGGAGATTGAGCACTGGAAACTGTGAGTATCGTGCATTATTCCCAGCCTCGCCATGATGGACATCCTGCGGCTGACCGCGTAAGTGCCGCCGGAGAGGTACTCACGATATAGAGAGTCTCGGACGAGCTAGCGGAGGTGTGGCTGATCACGCGCTTTCGGGGCCCACTTAAGTCGGTACAAATCAGTGGGGCCGGTTGACTTCCCCGGAACGCCAGCGGCACGGTAGAGGTATTCACCTTGGACCGTGTAGTTTGAGCGGTATTCAGGGCCGGAGAAGGGTTGGGGGTGCGTGAATCTAAAATTCAAAAGTGTGCACCGGAGGGTGAAGAGCTTAAGCCAGCCCAAATCTATCTCCACAGCTCCACTCATCTCCTCAGGGAGTGAGTTTCTGCCATAGTGGAGGTTGGGGTGGTGGTAGGTCTGCCCGTTGGTAGCTGTTGACGCGTAGACATGGTTGTCGCTGTCGATTACAAAATGTCCCTCTTGATGGGGGAGTTCGTAGCGACCAGGGATGGAAGTGTAGATGGTACCCGTGACCAGAAGTCTGACACGGGAATCCTCCTCAACCAACCGCTGTGAACAGGCCCTTGGATCACTGGCGTAGTACCAAAACGCGTCGTTTGAGACGACTGCCAGTTGATATGGGCGGGGTACGTTGGCATACCTGCGTGCCATTCCAGACTCCTTGAAACCCTCTTCAAAATTGGGAGTGGGTCTTGTAGCTCCCCTCATGAAACCACGCCAGGTCATGTTTTGAACATCCTGGATGGTGCCCATGTAGAAAAACTGGGTGATGGTGAGCGGAGTGGGATTCTGGGCTGCGATCAGTGATTTCTGCCAGTAAGTGGCATTGTAGTTCTCACTGAGGCCCGGGCCGCAGGGGCGGACATGCACAACTGTCAACTGTCCCCAAACATTGTCGAGCTCTGCGGGAACCACGAGCTCGTGCCGGAAATTTGCTCCAGCAGGAGGATTCGTGTAGGTGTTCCAAAACTCATTCATACCGAGCACAAAGTACATGTCACGTTGGTGAACAAAGTCTTCTTCAGAGTGGCGCAAGAAGTGCCAATGAAGGTACACGGAAGCTGTGAGGCGAATGGTGTCGCAGGGGTTACGGTTAAGAAGAAGCGCGGGCTGATGGATCTCAAGAGCACGTAAGATCTCATGGGGCCGGAACTTCGTCTTGTCAATATCATTATCCTTCTCCCAATCTGACCAGGGGAGGTCACGGAGGCATTGGTCGACGACGTGCTGGACGAGGCTACCAGCGTACGATTCAAGAACACGCTGGTAAACACCTTGAACGGAAAGCATCTTCGAGCCAACCTCGAGGATCATGAAGCCTTCTCCTGCTGCAATGGTGGCGAGGACCTCGGGCATGAGGGCACTTAGCGACTGGCAGGATAGAACGTCATTCAGGGCACGCATGTGCTTGTGGCCACCTGCGTTGTGGGAGTTTTGCTCCATGGTAGCCATGTCAGCCTGAGACGAAATTGAGGCGATGATCTCCATGATTTAGGGTGACAACTTGCCCTGGAATCGTGGGAGGATAGAAACGTGGGGTAGGCCTTGCTCAGAGTACCGGACGTAGACCTAGCGGGATGATGCGCTACGGGCGTTGGGGTCGGTTCTGTGAGCCGCCGCTGGGCGAGAGTTGTAAAGTCCAGCCATTGAAGCGGTGTCCTTGAAGAAAGCTGTCTTGGAGGTCAGAGCCAGCGACATCTTGGAGTTGACATGGTGCGAGCGCGCGTTGGTTACATGATCGTAAAACAGCACGCTGAGGCAGATGCCAAAAGGGATGTACATCCAGTTCCAGTCTAAGGCAAAAACCAGAAGAAGGCAGCAGAAGTAGAAAAGGGTGTCGGACTACACTCGGGACTAGGGGAGACGGAAGACATTGTGGGCATGAGCACGAGTCGACTCGACGTAAACAGTGTGAATCGACTCCTCAGGTTCCTCGGACTCCTTTCCGCAGATGATGCGTCCGTTGAATTTCGGGCCAGTTATGGGATCATGGACCACGGCGCCGTCGTCATCAACCTTGTAGGCGGTGGGTGCGGTTTGCCATTCAGCAGGTGCGGTGACGAAGAGTTTTCCATGATATTACCCATTGACATATCGGCGCCAGCATGGACCAGACCTCCTGTAGATCACGGTCTTGTCCACAAAGTCATCGAACTTGAAGCCAGTGTGGAGACAATAATCGCAGAAGCGGGTGCTGGGGGCGATGTAGTACTCATGGGGGGCGAGGCCGGCCAATAGGTGCCTGGAGTGACTGGGCATTTCCTAAGGGTCGGGGACTGGGCCGATTGGGGACAGAGTCAGGGCGGATGACCCGAGGCAATAGGGTGAGCGTGGTTAAGACTCCCTAATCTCCTCACTTGTCGTGTAGGCCTGATCTGCCAAGAATCCACAGGCGGCATGCTGCCTTTGAATCATGTCCCTGTGGGCTAACATGATCAAAGTTTTGGAAGCGAGATTCTCCGTCTCAATCAGGGCCTGGGGTTCGTGGCCAAGGACTGGGAACTGGAGCATCACATTGACGTTTCCAAACGAGGCATTCTATTTGGCGAAGGAAATAATGCCAAGGTATGACTTTGTAGCGCCGTAGTTCTCCATAGTGGCGCCAATCCAGTCAGTGTCGGCAATAGGTCCGTCGCTGTCTTCCTTCTCCTCCTCCTCATGGGGGGCGCGGTTCTTGCCGAAGACGATGTCTTCGGGTGGAACAATGGTGCGGGCAGCTGGGTGAATGGGGAAGCTGCTCTGAGAAGCATTTTGGGGTGCGGGCATGACAAGCTCGACTTCAGGCTCAGCGATCAGTTGGGTAATATCGGTGACGCGAGCAGTGTTGTCGAAGGCAATGGCTTTCTTGAGAAGCCTCTTGTCATTCTTATTTTTCTTGGGTCCGACGGGCTTAGTCTACTGTGAGATAAGTGATTTAGCGAGGCGGAGGTTGGACTGGAACTTGTTCCATGAAGACAGACAGATCTGGACATCCATGATATCCATGTCAATCAGCATTCCAACAATCTTGCGGCGGCGGTCCTCGGGTCCCTGGACGTACTTGTAGAAGAGATCGCCGGCCTACTGCTTGTATTCAGGGTTGTCAAGCACGATGGCGGGGAGGATCTCGTTGGCTTCAGCCTCGTAGCGGTCTCCGACAGGGAGATTCTCACGTTCGAGACGTTCAGCAGCACGGGTCTGGGCATTACGGAGGACCGTAATTTCTAAGTCCGCTGGGAGGGGCATGTCTGCGGGTGCTCCGGCAACAGGACGGTCTGGGTGGCTCTTGCGCACGTAAGGCGTAATGGTGACCTCATCCGATTCTTCATACATGAGTGAGGTAGCCTTAGTGAAAGAGTGAACAAAGTTGTAAAGCTCACGAGTAATGGAGTTCCTTCCATCAATGATGAGCTCAGCTCCAGTCAAAAATGACTCAAACCTGGGGTCCTTGAAAGAAACCAGGTTTTCGCGTGCGAGAGCTGCGAAAACAATAAATTCGTCGGTGTAAGGGGATCTGCCCTCGACGATGTTCCTGGCTTGCTGAAGTTTGGAGCAGAGCTTGGAGACATAGCCACCGATAGAAATTGCAGGCTGGCCTCGCCTGAGGTGGTCAAAGAGGCCATACTATGCGCCAAATTTATCTTTGCGCTTGGCATCGCGCTTGGCAGCCTTGGTGCGTTTACGCTCTGCTTCCTTGACGAGGTCGTCTTGGGAGATCACGACTGGGACGAGTTTCATGTCCTTCTTGGTGGTGATCTTCTCGCAGAGGGATTGCAGCGAGAACTGCTTGTGTTGCCCCCAACGTCTTCCATTTGGGGTCTTCTGGGGCGTAAGAAGACCGACGTGTCCCTGTGTCATATACATGACTGGGAGAAGGAAGGGCTATTTACCGCTGCCCACGGCGTTGACGAAGCCTTTGAGCTCAGCCTGGCTCTCGATCACGCGGATTTAGAGATCTTGGCAGATCTTTCGAACCGTTTCGGGGGTGTGCCCGCGTGATTCATGGCGGCAGGTGTCGTCCGAACAAGTCGTGGGACACATGCGGCGTGAGAGACCCTGGATGGCCATCTGGGTGAAGAACTCTTCCGTAAAGTTGAGCTCCTCACCCGTCTGATAGTCAATCTGCGAAGGTGACTACCAAGCCAGGGTATATAGGGCCAGGGCGAAGCACATGCCGGGCTGGTATATAGACATCGCCTCACCTCGGAGACCGAAGCAGAGGGATACCAGGTTCATACGGCCGGGCCAGACCTCGCGCGCCGGGGTTTTGAGGTAACCCCGGCCCAACGTTCACGAGTCCAATTGCTGGACCTCGACTGGATCCGACATCATGTCGTTCAGGAGGTCCCAGTTGAATTGGCTTGAGGCTTTGTTTGAAAGCGAAACCATGA